GCTGAAGTATTGTTCCGCCCACTGGATACCCCGGACGACGTGAGCCGGGTTCTGTCGCTGGAAGTTACTGGCGCCATCCTCGATGAGTTTGTAGAGATCCCCAAGGAAATCGTGGAAGCCCTGTCCGGTCGTTGCGGCCGGTACCCGTCGTCCCACGAAGGTGGTTGTACGTGGTGGGGTATGTGGGGTGCATCGAACCCGGGCAACGAGGATCAGTGGTGGTACGACTGGCTCGATGTGGAAGACCGCAACGATCGGCCGGCGAACATGGCGTACTTTGAGCAGCCATCGGGCTTCAGTCCGTACGCAGAGAACTTGGCCAACCTCCCGGGCGGCAGGGGGTACTACGAGAACCTTGCTGTGGGTAAGTCCCCTGAGTGGATCAAGCAGTTCATTGAGGTACAGTGGGGCTACAGCCTTTCCGGTAAGCCGGTATACCCGACGTTCATGCCGGAAGTGCACATCGCCAAAGAGCCGATCAAGTTTGACCCCCGGGGCAACATCGTTATCGGCTTTGACGCAGGGCTTACGCCATCGGCTATCTTTGGGATACAGGACTCGCATGGGCGGGTGCTGATTGTGGACGAACTGGTGTCTGAGAACATGGGTGCCCAGCGTTTCTGCCGTGAGCTGTTACTGCCCAAGATGAATGAGCGGTTCCCCCGCAACACGTTCACAGTCGTGTGTGACCCGGCAGTTATCCAGCGTGCGCAGACGAATGAACAGGCGGTCAAAGACATCCTCGAAGAAGAACTTGGGTTCGATGTTGAAACCGCGTACAGCAACGCGTTGGCAGACAGGCTCGATGCGGTCGAGTCAAAGCTCATGCGCCTCACGGCGGTGGGGCCGGCCTATATGGTAGACCCCCGGTGTAAAATCTTGATCCGAGGGTTCCGCTCGGGGTACAAGTACAACAAGAATACCAAGGGCGTAACGGCGGCTACGCCTGACAAGAACGAGTACTCGCACCCGCACGATGCCAACCAGTATCTGTGTATGGGATTTGAGAACAATGTCAGGAAGCAGAGCCTGAAGGAAAAATTCCCGGGACTGCTGTCTGGTAACGGCGGCGACATTTCAAATTATGCACGGTGGGCGTGATGGAAGAGGAAAAGCGCGATTCAAAAACCGTCGAAGACGGCAGCGGAACCGAGTTCAACAGCGACTCACTGGTGAAGTTGGGCAACCACCTGAGTCAGAGGTTCAGTGTCCACAAGACCGACCGGAGGACGCAGGAGCAGCAGTGGCTCCAGAACCTGTACCAGTTCAAGGGCAAGTACGACCCGGAGGTTGAGCAGAAGCTGGACCCCAACCGCTCCCGGGCGTATCCGAAGCTGACCCGCACGAAGATCATGGTGATTGTCGCCCGCTTAATGAACCTGTTGTTCCCGCAGGGCGACAAGAGCTGGGAAGTACGCCCATCGAAAGTACCCACGATGTCACAGGAAGACCTGACATCTGCGTGGATGGACTGGCGAGATGAGAACCCCGAGGCAGAAGTGACTCAGGATCAGCTCGATCAGCTGGTCAACGCGTTTGCCAAGGCTGCCGCTGAAGACATGGAGATGCACCTTGAAGACCAGCTGCAGGATGCCATGGGCTCAGCTACCGAGACCGACAACTCTGACTTCGTGACCCTGTGCCGCAAGGTGATTCTGTCCGCGGCTATTTTCAATGTCGGCGTACTCAAAGGGCCGATGTCGTTGAACAAGGTCAAGTACAAGATCGAGATGACCCCGGGCCTTGACCCGCAGGTCAACCAGATCGAAAGCTACCGGCCGTACTTTGAAGCAGTGGACATCTGGCGCTACTACCCGGATATGCAGGCTCGTACGTTCTCAGACATGGAGGGCGAGTTCGAGGAGCATATCTACACCAAGCAGCAGCTTGAACAGCTGAAGGCGCGGGAGGATTTCATCAGTGAACACATCGACCAGTTCATCCGAACCAACCCCGACGGCAACTACAGCCAAGCCACCCACGAGCAGGAACTTGACAATCTGGCAGGCGTTAAACAGGCAAGTAACCGCGGCAAACGCTACCGAGTGCAAGAGTTTTGGGGCAACGTCAGCAGAGACTACGTCGAGAAAACAGGTCTTGAACTCCCGGAAGACAGCGATGGTATTACACAGTTCCGCCTTACGGTATGGCTGGGCGAGAGGCATGTCCTGAAGCTGGCGTTGAACCCCCTGCCGTCTACGACTAACGTCTACCATAAGTTTGTGTTCGATGATTCCGTGCCCGGGCTGATGGGCGGGTCCATGTGCGAGATCATGCGGGATAGCCAGATGGCTATTTCGTCTGCCGCTCGCATGCTGATCGACAACGCGTCGGTTACCTGTGGCCCGATGCTTGAGATTGACTTGGGCAAGCTGGTCGGCCAGCAGGATGTGAAGTCGATCGGGCCTTTCCGCAACTACTACACGGACGCCAAGAACAACCCCTCCGGCCACCGGGCGATCAACAGCATTCAGATCGACTCACGCATGGATGAGCTTCTGGCGGTGATGGACCGGTTCATGGCCTTCGCGGACATGGAGACGTTCGTCGGTGGGTATGGGGACATCCAAGAGAACACTCCGGGCGAGGCCATGCGGACGTCCGCCGGCGCCTCCATGGTCATGGGCAACGCAGCACTGCCATTCCGTGATATTGTACGCAGCTTTGACCGGTTCACGGTCAGCGTGCTGAACGCGTTGATCGAGTGGAACCGGCTGTTTAACGAAGACATCGAGTACACCGGTGACCTTCGTCCGGTGGCCAAGGGCGCTACAAGCCTGATTGCGAAAGAGGTCAGGGCGTTTGCTCTCGACAACCTCAAGCAGACTCTCGACGAAGAAGAGATGGTGTACGTCGACTCTCGCAAGCTGCTGCGCCAGCGTATGATGGCCCGGGACATTCCGTTCGAGGACATCGCCGCAAGTGACGAGGAAGTCGAGCGTAGGCAGCAAGAGCAGGCACAGAAGCTGCAAGAAGCAGAACAGCAGGCAAGGGATATGTTTGCAGCGCAGTTGAAAGAGTCGCTTACAGACGCACTGAAGAACGCAGCACAGGCCAAGAAGCACCTTGACAACGCAGATGTGTCTTCTATAGAAGGTATGGTAAAGTTAATGGAAGCAAACAACGAACGTGGAGTAGCTGGTGAGCAACCTGCATCAACTGGAACGTGAGATCTACGAAGCCCGGGACTCCAGTGGCATGGGGTCCCTTAAAGAGTACGCGAGGACAAAGGCGCAATCCCTGTCCGACCGCCTGCTGTCGTGTGACTTGGAACAAGTCCGGGCGCTGCAAGGCGAAGCCAAGGCGTACAACGACCTGATAATGGTTCTGGAAAAAGAGCCGTTTGACCTTAACTAAGAGGTGAATTATGGGCACTGAAGCGCAAGCTGACCCGAATATGGAAGAAGACTACGATGCAGCGTTCAACGAGGCGACTGGCGAAGCAACAGGCGAATCCGAGGAAAGCAAGGATTTCGCGGATTCAGGTGATGAGCCCGCTGCAGAAGCTCCTGCATCTGAGGGCGACGGGGATGATGACCCCGAGGGTGAACCCGGCGACGCTGAAGCTGCAGCTGAGGGAGAGGGGGGTGATGAACCTGCCCCGGAGGAGCCCGCGGCAGAGGGTGATGCAGGCGCTGCTGCTTCTCAAAAGGAACCCGCTGCTGAAGGTGAGCCCGAAGCAGGTAGTGAGCCGGCATACGATGAGGACGCTGTCCGACAGGCTGCAGAGGTACTGAGGAAGCACCACGAGAAGCAGCAGAAGCCGGCTGAGCCTCCGGCGGAAGACACCGGTGCGGAAGAAGGCGCGGCTGAGCCCGAAGAGCCCCCGGCACCCAAGACAATCGACGACTACATCCCCGACGACAAGCGTGATGTAGTCAGTAAGTACCGCGAAGAGTGGTCAGAAGTTGCCGAAGCCGAGCAAGTATTGCGAGACGCACACTTGCAACAGGTAGAGGAGCGTATATACTCTGAGTTACGGGGCGCGCTGGCACCAGTGTTTGAGACAACTCAAAAGCTGCAGGTAAACGCGCACCAAAGTGCAATCAAAGAAGCCCACTCGGACTTCGACGAGGTGAAGCAAGATCTTCGCCAGTGGATTGCAGAGCAGCCAGACTTCGTACGTCCTGCGTATGAAGAGGTAGCGAAAAAAGGGTCTGCGCAACAGGTGATTGAGCTAGTCAATTACTACAAGCAGGCCACAGGAAAGACGGGTGCAGTGCCAGAAGTACCAGCCTCGTCAGCGAGAACGCAGCAAAACCAGAAGCCTGCGCAAAAACGGCCACCGGCCGCAGCGAAAAAGGCAATGGCAGCTGCACCAAGCCCCAGTAAAGCGGAGGCACCCGGCAGTTCAAACCCGGATGACTTCGACGCAGCGTTCGATGAAGCAGCTGGACTGGGATAGTCTTTCTGACGTGAGGATTTAACCAATGACTTTGACAGTCTATAGTGACATCACCCCGCGCCAAACGGCGTTTTCCGTGGCCAACTTGCTGAAGCGGGCTATGCCACACATGATGATCGAGCGCTTCGGTCAGGCGTACCCGATCCCGAAGAACAACACCAAAGTTGCCAAGTGGCGCCGGTACTTTATGACGGGTGCTACCGGGTCCAACTCTGGTAACGCGGGCGACTTCAACGTCCCGCTGGCCGATACCCCGCTGACTGAAGGCGTTACGCCTACTGGCAGCACGCTGGAGAACAAGGACTACACCGTAACACTCCAGCAGTACGGCGATTTCCTTGAGTTCACCGACGTCATCATGGACACCCACGAGGATTTCCCTCCGCTGCTCCGTGAAATGACTGACATTCTGGGCGAGCAGGCTGCGCACACCATTGAGACCCTGCGTTTCAACGTGCTGAAGGCCGGCACCAACGTGTTCTTCGCTAATGGCTCTGCCCGCGGCGACGTGAACACTGCCTTGACCCTGTCCCTGCAGCGTAAGATCACTCGTTCGCTGAAGCGTCAGAACGCTAAGCCGATCACCAACATGGTTTCGTCTACTGTGAAGTACAACACACAGCCGATCGAAGCCGCGTTTATCGCGCTGTGCCACCCGGACGTTGAGAACGACATCCGCGACCTGAACGGTTTCATCTCCGTCAAGCAGTACGGCAGCAATGTCGAGGCGATGGAAGGTGAGATCGGCTCCGTGGAAGACGTGCGGTACATCCGCTCCACCGTGTTTGAGTCTTTCCCAGACGCGGGCGGTGCAGCCGGTGCCATGCTGTCTACTACCGGCACCAATGCAGACGTCTATCCGATCCTGTACCTCGCTCGTGACGCATACGGCATTGTGCCCCTGCGTGGCAAAGAGTCCGTCGAAGTCATGGTTGTGCAGCCCAAGGCTACCAACACTGACCCGCTGGCTCAGCGCGGTACCATCGGTTGGAAGTGCTGGAACGCCACCGTCATTCTGCAGGACGCCTTCATGGTGCGTGCAGAAGTCGGCGCCACTGAGTAAGGGGATGCCCCGGTTCGCCGGGGCTTTCTTATGAACGCAGAGCCGGTGCAACCTATGGACATGGACATCAACATTCGTATGGCTGAGAACGGGATAATCGTGCGATACGATGACCCTGAAGTCCGCGAGAAGAACCGGAAAGACGACGATAAGTGGGAAGACCCCAACGTCGAACTGGTCTTCAAAAACATGAAGGAAGCCATGCCAGAAGTGCAGCGGCTACTTCGTAAACTGTCGGGCGAGGAAACGTCAGAAGACGAGTACGAGTCCGCTTTCAACGAGGCAAGTACCGATGAGTGAAGACAACCTGAATGACGTGTTTGGTGCAGAAGACGCGCCCGCGCCTGAACCCGAGAAGACTGAAGAGAAGCCGGCCCCGAAGAAAGCGGCGGCCAAAAAGCCAGTGAACAAGAAGGCCGGCATCAAGCGTGTCGAGATCATCCTTCAGAAAAATTCTGACGTACCGCCCAGCGGGTTGTTCCTCGGCCATAACGGCGTGGGCTACCAGCTGAAGCCGGGTAAAAAGGCCAACGTACCTGAGTTCCTTCTGGACATTCTGGACAATGCGGTGGTAAAGATCCCGGTCATGGACGATAATGGCCGTGTGAAGGGCTACGAAGACAGCCTTCGTTTCCCATATCAGGTGGTGCGGAGCAAGTAAGTTGCGGCTGCGCCGCAGAGCAGGAGTAGACTGTGACGCTTAATCAGCTAATCAAAGAACTGCGGCGCAACATTCTTCGGGATACGTCCGACGCTATCAGCGTGGACGAAGACGACCTTTTGTGGACAGACGAAGCGCTGGCCATGTACATCAACGAAGCGTACTACCGCTTCTGTCACCTCACTGAGTACCTGCAAGACGCAGATACTCCCGCGGTTTGCTACGTTACAATCGTACTGGGGCAGCGTGAGTACCCGCTGGACCCTGCGGTTATCCGCATCCTTTCTGCTGAGTACGGCAACATTATCCTGCCGGTAACCAGCACCGATCACATGCACGGCGACCAAGCAGAATTTGCAAGCTACCAGTCCGTACGTCGAAGCGACTACCCGGGCGTGTACGCTGTGGTGCCTGACTACCAGATCGGTAAAATTGTCCTTGTAGGAACACCGGCCGCTGAAGACGCAGGCAAGCAGCTTCGTCTACGGGTAAGCCGGTACCCGTTGGAGAAGCTGACGTTGGATAACGCCAACGCAGAGCCCGAGATCCCAGAACGGTTTCACCTCGACATGATTGAGTGGGCGGCTTTCCGGGCGCTACGGAACCACGACGCCGACGCAGAGAACATGGCTAAGGCCAGTGCTCACAGCACCCGCTTCGAGCGGGCGGTCGAGGAAGTGAAGAACGAGTTTAAGATGCGTAAATTCTCGCGCGTCAATTACACAGAATCTTGGGGGTGGAACTGATGGTGGAAAGAACTCGACGTGATGAGGCTACCTTAAAGCCTATCCCGTTCCCCAACGTAACCGGCAACGTAGGCATGCGCAGTACCGCCAATACAGGTACGACCACGGCAGCTACGACTACAACGCGTACCCCTGCTGCCCCGGTTCGTGGGCGCACTCGTCCCACACCCAACCCCAGCGCATCGGCTAGGGTCAGTCGGGCACTTGGTATCTACGACACCCCTGTGCAACAGTCCCGGGCCAGTGCTGAAGCAGGGATCAACGATGACATCGCAGAAAGCGTACGGCTCGGCATGATTGAACAGCAACGCCTGCGCAGCAACATGCAGCGTGAGGACGTCGGTCAGCTTGAAGGCGTACGGATGCGCCGGTCTATGGCAGCGAATCAAGCGGGCATCGACAGCGGCCTGCAAGCCATCGAAGCCATGCGTACCGGGCAGGTCACTGCGCGGGGACAAGACGTTCAGGCCAATACCACGCTTACCGACCGCGAAATGGCTGAGGCAGGCGCCTACGACCGGAGGTTGCTGGGGCTGGACGAAACGCAGATGCGCGGCGAGTTTGGCTTGCTTGAGCAGGGCATGCGCAATGCGGGGGCGATAGCAGCTAAACAAACTATGGACCCGTTAAAAAGGGCTCAATTACGTATCGGGCTAGGCATTGAATCCGGCATAGACGATCTGCCTGCAGATAAGCGTGCTGCGGCGTATGCCAACGTGGGTGACTACTACGCAGGAAATTCAAGTTTGGCGTCCGGTTTTACCCCGCCCACTAGCACTTATTACGACGCAATGGGCAACGAATACACCGGCACTCCAGAAGAAGCAATGGCGTACAGAGCGCTTACAGACCCTGTGTACCGTCAATCGCTTCAGGCGCAAGGCATAATTGTTGATCCAGAGTCCGGGGCTATTACCCGCGTGACAGGGCGTGGACAAAACCCGACAGGACCACAAGGATCTCAGACAAGCACAAGCGATGAAACGCCCGTAAGCCGAGAGCCACCGCGCACTCAGCTATCGGCGTTATCCACCCCAGTTGGTGGCTTGCCGCCCGGGGGTGGACGTATGGCTGTTGCCCGGGAGAACGCGCCTGCACGAGAAGCAGATGCGGCCGCCGCGCAAATCGACAGCGTCATCTATGACGGATTTACGCCAAGGACTAGCGCGGGCAACCGCACTCGGGGGGTCGACTCTGCAGCCGAGCAAAAACGGGCGTTCGTAGAACGGTGGGGTCCGTATTTTTCACAGTACCCTATCGAACAGCAGAAGCAACTCCGGCAGAAGCTGGGACCTGCGGCCGATGATTTCTTATCTCCTGACGCGCTGAAGGGTTCGTAATGGCAGAGCCGTATGGGTACGGAAATACAGGGGCAAGCCGGGAAGCTCTGGGGTCCAGCGTAGAGAGCTACTATTCAGGCCAGAACGATAAGCGGGCACGTAACCGGAGGGGCCTGCAACGCGCTATTGATCTGCAGTACCTTGAGCGAGATCGAACCGGCGGGGAAATACTCGCAGATACGGGGCTTGGTTTAACTCAAGGCGCTGTGAATCTTGGGCAGGCGGCGTATGGTTTAGGCAACCTTGCGACTTTCGGTGCGCTCGAAGCGGGGCTGGGGCTTAGCGATAATTTTGAAGAGGCCAACGCGTTCCTTGAACGGGGTAAGACCGACCAGCTCGGCTATGATAAGTACCAAGCGGAGCGAGTTTTTGAGGAAGAAGGCATAATCGCCGGTGTGGGGGAGTACATCACCAATCCCGCTCTTCTTGGCGATTTAGCGGCTACACAAATAGCATCAGTCCTGCCCGCTGGCGCAGCGGCCACAGCTGCGGCTAAAGCAAGCGCTATCCGTTCAATGCAGACCGGCGTTAAAGGGGTGGAAGCCGCTAAGGCAGCGACTAAAAGTGCAGCCCGAGCGGCGTCTCTTACCGGCGGTGCCCAGATGGGCGGTGCTGCGTACACAGAAGCATACAACCAAGCGATCGACGAGGGGCTTTCACCCGGGCAGGCCAACCTCCGGGCGCTTGCTGCTGGCTACGCTACGGGCGCAGCCGGTGTGGGTATCAGCCGCCTCCCGGGTATCGGCGCAGCCGGTGCTGAGGGCCGAGCAGCGGCTTCTGTAGTAGGGGTACCCGGGGCGGTAGGTAACTTCGGACGTAATCTGGCCTCGGCTACCGGCCGAGAAACCGCGGAGGAATACTTCCAGTCAGGCGCAGAAACAGCGATCCTCAACGCAGCCAGTGTTGACGCTGACCGCGAGCTGATGGACGGCGTGGCCAAGAACGCGGCCATGGGCGCTGTCGGAGGCGGCTTGCTCGGTGCCACCATGGGCACCGCACCCGCGGTTGCTGGCCTGCGTAACGACATCAACGAGTCACTGCGCGCTACCGCGGAAGAGGCGGGTGTGCCTGATGCCGGCAAGTCGACTCTTGCAGCCACAGGCGAAGAAGCGCTCCAGAACGAAGCGGAGACAGCTCGGACTGAAGAGGAGTTGGCGGCTGAGGCAGAGCTGGTAACCCAAGCAGGGTTTTTGCTGAACGAGGACGGGACTTTTACGCACCCCCAGATCCCGGGCAATTTTACTCAGCAAGAGGCAGCGCAACTTGTTGAAAGCCCTGAGATGGAGGCGTTCGGTGACCCAGTCGTCAACCAGCTCGCGGCTGTGGGGTTCTACCAAGAATCTGACGGCACGTTCACCCACCCTGATTTCGGTGGGAACTTCAGTGCAGAAGAAGCGTTGGAGCAGGTGGCTGACGAGAGCATCGACGACATCCCACCCCCGTTGCCGGAAGTAGATGAAGAGGACGGCGTTACAACACCACTGCCCGAAGTCGAAGAGCGGCAGGAAGAACGAGGGTACAGAGCGTTCACTAAAGTACTCAGTTCTTTGCGAGAGTCAGGTTTGGGTATTGAGCGCACTGTTGTCGACGGTCGGCCGGTTATGCGCTTGGATACGGTTACCGACGATGGTACCCCTAGTCGGTTTGAGCTGGACGATGCGTCTGCGGTTAAGTTAGCCCAGCAGCAAGGCGTTATCACAGACAACGAGGCGGCCGAAGCGCTACGGCACATACAAGTAGTCAGGGACACGCGGATACTCAACGAACGCCGCCGCAGTCTCACGGCCCCACCTGCACCCCGGGAAGGCGAGTTAGCGCAGTCTGAAGAAGACTTTGCGACGGCTGACGAGGTGGAGGCGCAGCTAGAGGCCAGAGCCCGCCGTAAAGCAGAAGACGCCGCACTGGCCCGCGAAGAGGTGTATACAAGCTCGCTCGATGAAGACGGGATTTTCTGGCGCGTAACTGACGAGGTAGACCCGAAAACTGGGTTGTACAAAACGGTCAAGATGAACCGTAAAGAAGCGCTTGATTACGCAGGTTACGTGGGTTATATCGCGGCGGACCAAGACCTCCTCGGTGACCCGGTAGACGTAGAGCAGGTGCAGCTCACTGATGAAGAGGCAGCACAGGTAGAGCCAGAGCCCTACGGCAACAGCGCTGTTCAGCTTGAAATCAAAGGGCTCGACCCGCTGTTCAGCGTGGTGGACCCCATGCGCCGCCGTGAGGCCGGTGCTCAGATTTTGCAGAATCTGGCCAACCCGGGCACCGGTGCACCGCTACCAGCGCCTGAGAACATGGGGGAGCTTGAAGTCCTTCGCGCAAACCGCGAGCGATGGAACAGCGTTATTGACGGCGCGGTGGCTATGTACAACGAGCGGGCCGAAAACCCGATCAACTACACCGCCAGTATGCGTCGTAGCAAGCTGATCCAATCTTTTGTAGACGACGCGATTGCGCAGGGTATTGAGCCCACGTCGCTGGAGTCCTTCGACTACATCCAAGAACGCGCCCGTGACGCCCAGACGTCGACAGCTAAGGCGTCAGAAGTGCTGGGTGCGCTGGCTGAAGTGGCCAACGCTAATGAACCCGGTAAAGCTGCGTTCCCCCGCTGGCGCCAGACGGTCATCCGTCGGGGCATCGCCACGCCCGGGCAGACGAGGGGGCCTGCGTATACCAAGTTCAAGAAGGCTACTGAGAAGGCGACGATTACTCCCGGCTCTGCAGACTTCGACACGTTCATGCAGAACTTTTCTGAGTCCTTGACCGAGAAAGATGCGGAGACTACGTTCGGCCGAGCGGTGCGGAAGGCGTACCCGCTGCCTGCGGTGGCTCAGCAGAAGGCAGTGCAGGCGAAAGTCCGGCAGGTGTCAGGCAAGCCGCGCAAGGCCAAGCCCCTTGTCAGCCGGGAAGTGGCCGACATGGTTAAGAACGGCGAAGAGGCAGCACTGACTGAGCCGCTGCCCGATGCTGTGGAGCCGAAGACTGAGGTCGGTAAGAAGCGCAACGAGGCCAAGAAGAAAGTCCGTAAGACCATGGGGACCAACAAGCGTGGTTCGGACAAGGTGGTCGAAGACACCGCTGTTCAGGCCAACCAAGCGCGTAAGCGCAAGTCGACACCCAGACCGGAGCCGCGGGCGGAAGACCTCGTGGACACCACTGAGGACGCCGGCGTTGACCAAGAGGCCCAGATCGCTGAGCGGGTGCTGGAGCAGTCACGTCCGCCGACTACCGGTAGCCAAGAAGCCGCCAATGAGGTCGCACAGATTTTTGCTGAGGCTAACAGCCGCATTAAGCGCATGGCCCAGCAGCTGACAGACGACATTCTCGATCTGAAAGCCACCTACATGGACGAAGGGCAGACCCGGGACGAGAACGACCTTGCATGGCAGGACGTGTGGGGCACAGAGTTCGCGGAGCGGATGTCGAAAATTGACGAAGCGCTGGGCAAAGACGTGCCTGACGTAGCCAGCTGGCTGGCCACTATGCAGGTGGTCATCGGCAGTAAGCAGTTCAACCGCACGGCTACTGGCACTACCAAGTACGAGCTGTTCTTCAGGCCCATGATTGCCCGGTTCAACGAGATGGTGGGCAACGCCCGCAACGCAGACACGGTGCGGATCTACCGCGACGTGTTCACTGAGTCTGGGCTGGAGGCGTTCGCTATAGGGCAAGCGTCCGACGGCACACCGAATATCGGTGGCGAGGGGCGGAAGAA